TTCTGCATTCACCGCTGCAGACCATGCTCCTTTTTTAAGAGCTTCTTTTCTAATCTGACCTAACTCTGCAATATGTTTTTCATAAGTGACTTCGTATTTCTTTTGCCATTCCTCTCGTAGTTCACCGATGTACTTAACAACTAGCGGATACAATTTTGGATTTTGTAATTTGCTTGCGTATTGTCTTGCTGAGTCTTTTGCAAAGCCAGCATCGACAGCACATTCAGTAGCTGTTTTTCTACCTTCGTTTGTCACCAACTCGTAGGCAAACTTCATTTGTTGTTCAGTTAATTTCTTTGGTAATCCCATACTTGATATTTAATACAACTTAGTCTATAAATCAACCCATGTTTACTGGAAAGGTATTAAGACAAGCATTAGATAAATTCATGAAAGGCGAGGTAGCAGCCAATGCTAGAGTGCAAGTTATCTTACCAAATGGTGAATTCTATGACATCACAGGTGTAAAATTGTTAGAAAATAAATTAATTGGTGTAAGAGAAACTCATAGACTTGCTATTACAATATCACCTGAACAGTGGAAGATGGGTAAAGTTATTAAAAAACTATGAGTTATGATCATAAAATTATAGATCAAAAATATCACATGAAAGGATTAATTAATAAAGACTTATGTAATAAATTAATTAAATTCTATGAAGATAAACAACACATGACCACACCAGAAGAAAGTTATAAGTTTAAAGAAGATAAAAAAATGGAAGACAACTTTGGTTGCCTTAACATATCTGTATTAAAAGATAACGAAGGTTTTCAAGAGCCTTATGAAATTATACTAAAATATCTTAGAATAGTTTTAACTAATTATGAAGTATACATTCGTACTAAATTATGCCCTTCTTTTAGAAATATTTTTATGACAAAAACGGACAACATAAGAATATTAAAGTATGATGTCGGACAATGTATAAAAGATCACACTGATGTAGGTGGAAACATAAGAGGATCTTTGACTATAAATCTTAACGATGACTACGAAGGTGGTGAGTTTAGATTCTTTGATGGACAAGAAAAATTAAACCTGTCTGCAGGTGAGGCAATGATTTTTCCTGGTGAGCCTTTGTGGATTCATGGCACTGAACCTGTAACAAAGGGTGCAAGATATACCATTAATTGTTTTTTACGGCAATGAAACTATCTTATTCAATCCCTGGAAAAGTTTGGTGGATAACTAATTTTTTAGATTATCGCATGTACAAAGGCATTCATGATGCAATTATTAAAGAAAGAAAAAAGATAAATCTACATACGAGTAAAGGTCTTTGGAGTGAAGATTTAATAAATAATATTGAACCTCCAATGAGAGTAGGAGTTAAAAATTATCCACCTTTTGAAAACTTAAAAACTTTGATCCGACACAACGCTTACTTTCAATTAAATGACGCTAAAGAAATGTCTACTACAATTCATTATATGAAAAAAAATTCTGGCATAAACTGGCACAATGATGGTAGTTGGCTGTATGGAGCCACCTATTATATAAATCACAAATGGCATAAACAGTGGGGCGGTGAGTTTATGTTTACTGATAACAATGGACATGGGTGGATACCACCTGTAGGTAATTCTTTGGTGATAATTAAATCTCCTCTTAATCATAAAGTTAACCCTGTTTTAAGTCCAACCATGCCTAGAATTACGGTGCAAACTTTTATGAAATAGTTTGACAATTGAATGAGGTGTAGTAGTGAATCCAGAAAAGAAATTTTGGTATGAAATTAAAGCGTTCAATCTTAAAAATAATTGCGAATTATCATTTACACGCGTGGAAAATACTGCTTCATGGGGGACTCCTGATATACTGGGTTATAATAGGAATCGTAACTTTTTCACTATCGAATTAAAAGTAACAAAGACCAACAAGGTACGCCTGTCGCCACATCAAATAGCGTTCCATGTGAAACATCCTGACAATACATTTATTCTAGTTAAGGCCCTCTCCCTTAACTCCATAAAACTTTATGAGGGGAAGGTAATCAAGGAGCTTGATACTCAGGGCTTGAGGCTTGCAGCTTGTTCCTCGGGGCTTGAGGCTTGCTTCTCGAGGCTTGCAGCTTGCGGCTTGCCACCTGCTGGAGCTTGACGCTTGTCGCTTGGCGCACGCTCCTCGGGATCCGTCGATCCTTTGGAGCTAATGGCCTCCTTCTTCAAAGAAGCTCTTAATTTTTTATAATAGCTGGGGTGTCTGAACATTAATGTTTACCATAACAAACGTTTTTTATATTAGGATCCCAGCATTGTCTACAGGTTCCGCATTCGTTGTTTTGGTCCGGGGCTGGACAAGTTCTGTCTTCAGGCTTCGTTGACACGGTCGACGTGTTAGGCCAACTTGCAATTGCAGGTTGGTCAATCATCTGGCCTGAAAATCTTATAACTAAATTTTTTGGACACTCTGGCAGGAAGTGCTTCACCCAGGCTTCACGCGTTGGCATCCAGTGCTTCACCTGCGGCGTGAGCTTTGCAACAGCAAAAATTTTTAATAGGTGCTCTTCGTCCTGGACGTCGCCTGAATCGTGCCATCTAAATTCTTTTGATTTTTTTGAATTGATTAATAGAGCCATTGCACCTGTCCACAGTGGTGAGCGTATTGCTTCCAGTCTCCGGTACTGTGCAGCCTGGACCACAGGAAACACATAACAGCCTTTTAATGCATAGCAGCCTGAACAGACAGAGCCTGGAACCTTCGCAAGCTTCGAACCTGTTTTACATTCTGCAGCTGGCAGGCCATATGCCCAGCCAGGCATTTTAGAAGGTTTTGAAAGTCCTCCCACAATTTTTAATGCTTCACTTGTTTTCATAATTCTTTTCTCCTTTATAATCCTATACTATAGAGCTCGTCACCTGTCAAGGGCTTGACGCTTGCCGCTTGAAGCTTGAAGCTCTACTTTAGAACCTTTCTAAACTGGACCAGTGAGGCTGTCCGGAATTAGTACACCCTCTCACTGATCCCAGATCAGGCAGGCTCGCAAGCGATAACCTAACTAGTATATTTACCTGATCCCAGAACCCTGTCGCGCAACACAACATTCTCAGATACAGTTTCTGCTTACCGTTGTGCCTGTATCCACAGGGTTCAGGGATCAGTCCTCTAAGTTACAAAGACGGCCAACTAGTGGCGGTGTGATGCAACCTGAGGTTGTCCCGAGCAGTTATTATCAAGGCTCATACTCAGGAGCCATTCTCTAATTTTTAACTTCCATCTCCTTTGTTAATACTAAAGGTTTTTGTCTAAATTGTGACGCTTCCAAAAGTTTTAATCTTTTGTGAAAAGTTTCATTTAATTCTTTTTGCGCCTGAATAACATCTCGAAGGTTTTTAAAACCTTCGAGCAATGTATTATCGTCAAAAACTTCTCTGCTCATAATTGCACCTTCCAAGTTGTAGTTGCTGTTCTATAACCTTTATTGTCCAAGTCATAATAAGTCATGCAAGGCACCCCATCTTTAGATGTAAAGTATCTGCATAACTCAGTCCACTTAGCATTTCTTGTTATATGTTTTTTGTGCTTCTTAGCCCAAAAAGTTATTTTAAATGTTTTATTTAGTTCCATATCTTTTTTCCTTTCTAGGATAATCCTATAATATAAATGTGGCAGAAATAAGGCAGCGCGAAAAAAAAAATATTTTTTTTTATTTGACATATAAGTACAATTAGTTTAGGAATATATAGGATATAGAAAGGAAAAAACAATATGCAAAAACAAAAAAGAATAACACTTAACGCAGAAAAGCGAAAAGTAGTTGCAGATCAATTTCAATCTTTTTACGAAAATAAAGTAAAAGACAAATTGGTACAAGCAAAAGAACAATATGATCTTATGCGTGAAAAGGCAAAAGAGCAGATTGAAAAGGTTGTAAGATTTCATCAACCACAAGAGGACATTGATACAATTCGTAGAATGGTTAGTAAGTATGGTAATCGTGGTGGCGAATTGTATGAAGATAATTGTTTTTATGTTTCAAGACCAATCATAAAAGTTGATGATGAGGGTAGAGAATATGAAGCAAATGATGAAATCCATGTTAGATTTGATATGGGTAGAAAATTTGCAAGAGCATATTATCGTGATGAGATGAAAGCAAAAGGTTTAAACCCTGACTTTCATTTGTCTATTGATAATGACTACTCAAAAAGAAATCCAAAATATTATAATGATGAGAGTGCAGTAAATAAATTTTTGGGTTTCAGTACATCTTCTAATGATGATAAATCTGTCATTACACCTAAAGCAAAATGGCAAGAAGATTTTAAACTTTGGGTAATTGGAACATCTTATTGTCATTCAAGACAATTTAAAGTTGATGAGAACACCATGAATTTCTTTAAAATGTATGTTTCAAGTGCTGACAATGTAATTAAAGAACATGAACAAATGTATAGTTATGTTGAGGGCAAAATGAAAACTTTAAGATTAGGTTTAAAATCTTACAGATACTTTGACCAAGCAAAAGCACTTGCAGATAAAGTTGGTGTTGTTTTAAATGAAACAATGATGAATGAAAGTAGTTCTTTGGCATTGTCAATTTATAGTCCTGACAATTTGGCTAGTCTTTTGGAAGATAAAGAAGTTCTTACAAGAGAACAAAAGATTGCTATTGCTAGAAAACAAATGCAACAAAGTGTAAATTAATAGTTGACAATGGGACTATCTTAATATAGGATAGTCCCATAAACAGAAAGGAATAAAATGAGCGACTATCAATGGTGCCATGGACCAAAGTGCCACAAACATCACACACAAGATAGGATAAGAGGTGTCAAAGGTTCAAAGGTTTTGAGGACTAGAAAAATTCCTCAAAACCAATGGAACGCAAATAATATGTGGTCACACTTTTGTAGCCAAGGTTGTTGGAATGAATTTGCCTTTGCACATTGGGACCAGTTTATTGCATTGCACCCAAGGACCGAGGCTCTTGAAACACCTATCGATGTAGTTGTAGAAACTA